GCATTGAGCGTTGCTCGAGTTGTTTTAAGAACTGCAGGCCTTCATTGTTCTTGTCGAACCCAGAGAGGTCCATCCCGGTGGGAGCCTTTCTGGGCATCTTGGGCAAGAACTCGTCATAGATCTTTTGAACCTGTGCAGCTTGCTCAGCTGTATCAAGCACAAACTTCTGACCCATCACCCGAACGGTTCGACGTTGCTCATCGAAGAACTTTTCGATCGAGTTCACATATCCGGGGTTGTCATTGATGCGTGCCAGTCGCTCGTTGGCAGACTCAACAAACTTGTCACGTGCGCCTTGAAGCTTGGCAATCTCCGCATCAATCTGCTGTTCGTTGTAACCCATGGACTTCATGGATCGCAGCATGTCGCTCTTCATCCATGTTTCGACGTCCTTGCTCACCACAGACAAACTGTCAAACGGCTGAGAAATCACCCGTTTGGCCAACACAGCCGACTCAGCGATGAAGCCTAGCCCCTTGGCAACGTCTTCAAGGTAGTTGAGGACTTGCTGGCGGTTATTGCTGATTGCAATCAGCTCACTGCTAAAACCACCCGTCTCTGTTTTGGCAAGGAAGATGTGCTCAGTCAAATCGGCCAAGATCGGAATGAAGGCCGAGCCAATTTGACGCTGCACACCTTCGTTGACCGCATGCAGTCGCTTCAGGTTGTCATTGAATTCTTCCGATGCCCGTGCAGCGTCCGCTGACATCACCAAGCCTAAGCGCTTGGCTTCTTCCATCATGGCTGTGATCCCGTCTCGCCCTTGGTTGAGCATCGGGATCATGTCCAGACCGTTCTTACCAAATAGCTTCACCGCAAGGGCGGCTTTCTCGGCACTGTCTGGCATGGCTGAGAACTTGTCGGCAAGATCAAGCAAGACCTCTTCGGTCGGGCGGATTTGGTTATTCGTATCCAACGCCGAAATACCAAACGCGCGCAACGCAGCGCTACCCTCGCCGCCTTTGACTTTTGCGTCAAACATGGCGGTTGACAAGAACTTCAAAGCCTTGGTCAAACTCTCTGTGCTGACATCAGACAGCTCGGAGACATAAAGCAGCGCAGACAAGGCCTCCACGGACACCGCCGTTTTTTGGGAGAGCTTGTTGAGTTCTTCACCAACTTCGGCCACTGGCACGATCAGCTGATGCATGCCGTAACCAGCTGCAGCGATGGAGGCTCCGGCAATCAAACCTGCGGGACCGAGTTTTCCGAGCACCGTCCCAAGGAGGCCAAGACGCGAAGTCGCATCTTCCATTTGCGCAAACGCATCGTTGGCAGCCTTGGAGACGATCTGCAATCCTGCTGAGGCAGGTTGCGATGCTGCCTCAATGCGCTTGAGTGACTTCTCTCCCGCCTCCCCAACATCGGAGAGCTCAGCCTTGACCTTGCCGCCATCCACCACCGAGAGTCGAATTGCGAGATTGCGTTCAGCCATGGCTGTCACCTGTTGTTGCGATGCTTGAAGAATTCATGGCAGCAGTGACTCCCCCCTCAATCGCAGGAAATATGTGCGTCATCGCACAGACATCTGCATTTAAAGACTCACTTGCTTGGCTCCAAGCATTGAAATCCAAGCCAATCACCGTGTTTTGAGCCATACGCAATTGCCCCGCACAAACCTCAAGCACCGCAAGTGCCTCCCACCCCTCTCGGGTTTTGGGCGCATTCACTTGGTACGGACATTCAGGGCATGTTGTTGCGCAGGCTTCGCAGTACGCTGGCCCGCCACCGAAGTGCCATTCGGTACGAGCCTTTAGGCGTTTTTTTCGGCATCCAGCAAATAGAGCGCTGCCAGATACTCGCGCTCGAAGGCATCGGCAACCGGCCACAACTCCATCAGGGCTTCAATGCCTTCTGGGCTCACCGGTGTGGCCTTGCCCTTTTCATCGCCCACCCCCTCCCAGGCCAACACAGCCAGCTTGGCAAGTACGGTGATCAATGTCGCGGTGCGCTGTCCCGCTGCTGCATGGTCCTTGCCGTCAATGACCGACGCCGCATGGCGTGCTGCCATAACCAGCGCAGTCGTGGCAGGTTTGACCTTGACGCGAACGCCATGGTTCAAGTCGAGCCAATACGGCTCACGTTTCAAGTTAAGTTTGAGCATGGAAATACCTGTGCGTGTGGCTGAATACGTGCGACTTAGTAGCTAGCCACATCGTTGTGAAGAATGACCGTGAACATCCGACCAGCGGCTGTGTTCTTGGCGGCCTGCCAGTTGAAGGTGGCTTGAATTCCACCCGGGCCAGAGATAGACAGCTTGGGTTTGGGCAGATACACCTCATGTGCCACAAAGGTCAAACTCTTGGTGGCATCAATCACGTAGCTGAACGTGAGCTCGAGTGGCGTGTTGTTCGTCGCTGCATCAATGAGCTCTGTATCTGCAAACCGAACCTCCAAGTTCCCCGTCAAACTGGCGACGGTTGGATCTGCACCTTCGATTTTTCCGTCAGAGCGGATGGTCTCAATGCGAGCTAGGTTGTTGGAATAGGTCAGCTGCGCCGCCACCACGTTACCCAGTGCCTGTCCATTCTTCTTGATTGAACCTTGGAACTGGTTAAACCGTGTGATCGACAAAGCCTGTGGCGTTGCATCGACAGATCCGAGTTGCTTGACTTCCCCTTGTGCGATCAATCCCAAGGTCGCATCTGCAGCACCAGAGCGCGCGAACTTTATTTGGACGGAGTTAACCATCACGCCAGAAGATTCAAAGTAAGCGGGGATATCAGGCAAACCTGTTTCAAGCGCAAGACTTGGTAATACAGGCTGCCCGGAGCCAAAGGTGTGCTGATGGTCTACGTCGCCCACAGAGGTGGGAGCACCCAACAAAGCTTTAAGCCACAAGCCAAAGTTGCGCAAATCGATCGGGACCACCATGTCGCCTTCGACCTTGATCACATCACGAATTGGAGCGCTGGGGTCTCGCCCAAGACCAATCAAGTCATTGGCAATGAGGCCTTGCTCAGAGCCCAATGAGGTAGAGACAAATGGGAGCTTCCAATAGTCGGTACTGCCACCTGGGTTTACACCGTAGGAAGGTTCGAATGCAGCCAGCAAGCTGGCATTTGCGCCATAGGCACGGGCCATAGTTTTTCTCCAGTTTTAAATTGAATCAAGACAGCGGATCACTGCTTGCGTAATGCATCACCACATCCAAGGTGCAGGCCTTGATGCCCACAGCGCCATCGGGCGCAACCTCTTCAAACTTTGGGGGGTGGATTTGTGTGAACTCAACAACGCCACCCAAAGTTCGGTCTGCTGTCACGAGTTCTGAAAATCGTTTGAGCAGTACATCCATGCGCGCGTCTCGCTCAGCGTCATCGGGGTGACTCACGTACACCTCCAGATTGGCCGAGTGCTCCCACTGATAGGTCAGAGGCGAGAGCATCACATCGACTTCATTCATGTCGCCATCGCGCAGCACCACCATGGAGTGCTCTGTCATGCGCTCAGGCAGTGCGCTGTTTCGCTTGGGCACATTGCCGCCAAGGGGCAACTGCCCCAACAACTGAAACAAAGCCCCGACGGCTTCTTCACGCTTGGACATAAAAAAACAGGCCAGTGGCCTGCTCCGGTTAATCACCTACTGACCTTATTCATCGGGCCAGTTGGAGATGACGTTTTGAATCAGTTGTGATTCCCAGTGCTGAACTGCGGAATCAATATCGAACTTCTTCTTGAGCTGCGCCTGTGGCACGAGCAAAAAGATGGGCACACTCACCAGACCCTTACCGGACTGCTGTGCCGATGCAGAAGCGTTTGTGAAACCACCCCGCTTGCCAGCTCTTGCACGTTGGTTATCCGCCACGAGAAGTGACGGCTTACCTGCTCGGTAAACGAATCGAAGTCTCTGGCCGCGCATGCGCTCCCAAAGCCCCGGTGTGATGCGTTTGCCGCGTGGGCCAGTGCCTGCCGCAGGTAATGGGATAGAGAGCCAAAACCCGTTCTTGGAACGAATCAACGCTCCCTCGTCATGAGCAGCCACGACCACAGGAGCTCGGCTGTAAACCACCCCTGCAGCGCCTAGGCTTTCACGCCCCTTGGGATAGACCTCCCCGCGCCAGGTATTGGCAAGACGTGCCCCCAGCCCAGCCGAAGTGATCTGACCTCGCAGCTCACCTTTGAGGCCATCAGTGGCATCACGCACACCGGTGGTAACGGCATGTCTGGCTGCTTTGAGTTCAGCCGCCATGAGTTCTTGCAAATTGCCACTCAACGCTGCAACAAGCCGTGACGACATGATTAACCCTCCGGCCAGATGGAGGCACTCACCGTCCAAACGAGTCCATCACGGTCAATGAGTGCCTCACCGTGAAGCACGTAGCGCACGCCCCCAAGAACCAATCGATCGCCATCTCTTGGCTGTTTGACCTCTGATGCCATCAACTCAAAACGCTGGGTATCGACCACTAGATGGGTTTGACCGAAGTCTTGGACCGTATCTGGCGCTTTGGTGATCACCCGCACATTGAGGGATACCCCCGCTTGTGTGGTGTACACAGCGGGAGTCCCCAAGCGAAGAAACAACCGAGAGATGAGCTGAACGAAAGGATCTCGACTCATCAGCTAACCCCTCAGCTTGCGACGACTTTGACCAACAAGCTCGGACGGTGGCACATGGGCAGCGGATTGCTTTGCGTGTGCAAGTCTGTGCCGCGACCAAAGTCACGAGGTTCCTGCTTGGCATACAAGGGCTGACCCAAGGTGTTGACCGTCTCGTTGAAGTCAGCAGGCGCGAAGTACGTGGCAAACGTATCGAGCGTTCCCTCAGGGAATACCTGACCTTCACCGGGGTCAATGAAGCGACGCAGATTGCCAGCCATGTCTGTAGCTTGGCCCAAGTACTCTTCAAAGGTCACACCAGCAAAGGTGAACCCAGAGCGTTGATCCGTGCGCAACATCGCGCTTTCTTGCGTGAGCTGGTAAGCACGGATGACATTGGGGTGACCCGTCAGCGCATCGAAGAAGTCCGAAGACACCAGCACACGCACATTGGTCATGTACTCGCCTTTGAGGTTGAGCTCAAAGTAGCGCTTCAAGTCCAAACACTTCTTCTTAACGTCCGTGTCCTTTTTGTTGAGCTCGAAATTGAACACGGCAGGTGTGATCTGGAACTCTTCAAAAAGGTCATACAGCACGGAGCCATCTGCATCCAAGATCACACCCTTCAAAGCACCCATACGCAAGTGCTCCAAAGTGATCGCATGTTTGTTGCGCATGGACTGCAAGTGATCAGTCATCACGTTGGCCACGGTCTCGGTGTCTGTCTCAGAACCAAAAGCGCGAAGACCTTGGATCTCCTCAGGCAACACCACATCGTCGTGTGGGATGTGAGGAATCATGAACGAGCGCAACTTGCGGCGGCTGCGCTGTCCGACAGTGCCGGGGGCACCCACAGGCAATGTGGGCAAGAGGTTCAACACGCCATCACGTTCTTCAATGGCAATCTGGCGAAAACGCACAGGCTTGGCAGGCATGAGGTTGATCTGCTCAATCTTGCCAAACTGGTTAGGCAAGATGTTGATCGCGGCGGTCAATGCGGTCATCGAGAACGCTGGGGACTGGAAAGGATTGTTCATTGCTTAGGCTCCTTGACGAACGAGAATGCCGACGGCTTCGAGCTGCGCAGTGGCAGTCGCTCTTTCTTCGGCGGTGATGGCTGCAGGCCACACAAGAGCGTGGTGCGCGACGATGGACTGACGGGTTACCGCGATACCGCTGAATTTGTCACCCGTTGTGGCATCTACGGACTGCAACAAAACTGCAGTGGCGATTTGGGTGCCATCAGTAGCCGCAGGATCAAGCGCTTTAACTTTGCCGTTGGCATCTACACGGCCAAGGACCGTACCGATGCGCAAATTTTGACCTGCAGCGACTGTGACTTGGTCGCGGGAATAGAGGGACTCTTCCTCATACTTGAGCAAATCGCCCAAGGTCAACTCATTGACGAGAACTGACATTTAAAACTCCTAGTTGGATTTGTAAGAAGGACGATTGGCTGCGATCTTTTGAGCGCGCTGTTGTGCCGCAAGCACCACAGGACTCACTTCTGGCTTGGCCGTCGCTTGGGTACCGGCTTGCGGCATGATGTGTGAGCGGATCTCAGGACTCGCATCTGCTTTAGCGGCCAGCAATTCAGTTCGCACTTGCTCCACACTCAAACCGCGCTCGAGTGCAGAAAACGTCATGTCTGATTTGCCAGCCAGCAAACACATCTCAGCAACGGCCAGCACATTGGCACGGGCTTTACGGATGTCATGGCTTGCTGCAGCCGAAGCAGTTGCGACTTCAGGCTGTACCACTTCAACGACTACGCCAGTTGGCGTTTCAGCGCCAGCTAGAAGTTCAGACTCTTGCTCTGGCGTTTGAGGGTTCGCATCCTCAGGCTCCACAACGGTAGAAGTAGTAACAACGGCCTCTGTCGATGCGGTTGCTTCAGGGGGACCAGATGACTGGGGCGATGCTTTGGACATCAATTTCTCCTTAGAAAGAACTGGATCGGGTTGTGAGACTTCCATTTCGCGCCCCGATCCAAACGATCGCGCGATGGCAGATTTGCGTTGTTGAACTTCCATAGCCAGCGCGCGCAAGGCGTCGTCTGCAGTGCCAATGGCATCTGCAAACCCTGCCTCAATGGCGTCACCCGCGTAAAAAAGTCCCGCCTGTGTGTCTCGTACGGCTTGCGCATCCAACCCTCGGTTGGTGGCCACCGTTGAGACAAACATTTCGTAGAGCCGATCCACCTCTGTTTGAAGCGCGGTCGATGCTTCGTTGGAGAGCGGCAGATGTGGTGACAAGTCGTTTTTGCGGTCACCTGCATAGATGGCCGTGTATCGATAGCCATCGAGCGCATCGCGCTGGGTCTGATCCACGTGAAGCGCAATCACACCAATCGAGCCCACGCCACCTGTGCGCGTCAGATAGATGCGCTCCGCACTACAGGCAATCGCGTAGGCGGCGGAGAACGCATCGTCGTTGGCCACCGCCCAGATGGGCTTGGCGCTTCGAGCACTCACGATTTCGTCTGCCAAATCAAAAGCCCCACCCGCTTCGCCACCGGGAGAGTCGATATCAAGCAGAACAGCATCCACATTGGGATCGTTGATCGCTGCATCGATTTGTGCGCTGATGGAGGCGTAGCTGGTCAAACCCGATGCAGCGTCCATGGCACCCGTGCGCCGCACCAGCGTTCCAAGGATGCTGATGACTGCGATGTTGGGGTTTTGCAGATCTGAGCGCATCACGCGCTCAGGGGGAGTGATTTGCGCCAGCTGGTGCGCTGAGGTTTCTGGAACGACCATGCCCATACGTGGCCCCACCACCGAGAGGATGACCTCAAGCTTGCGGGGATGAATGAGCAAAGGCGTGCCAAAAACTCGCGAAGCCAGATACGGCATCGTCGGAAGATTTGTCATAAGACCTCTGAGTTAAGAGATAAAACCGTGTCTAGGTTTCTTGGTCCATCGGAGGCGCATCAGGCACGTCCGGCGGATGTGAGGGAGCCGCTTGGTTTGTGGCTCCATTGCGTGCGACTAATCGCGGGTCGGTGTCGAGCACCAGACCTAACGAATCGGCACGTGCGTTGTCTGCGGCGATCTCCCGATCGATGGACTCTGCGTCGTAGCCATAGGATGAAATAGCTTCTGAGCGGCTCATCAAGCCAGAGCGAATGGCCAATTGCATGGCTTTGAACTCTTTCTCGGGATCCACCCATTGCCAGCCTTGTGGAATCCACTTGGCCGCTTGGTACTCCCGCGCTTTGGTGCGGTAGTTAGGCAGATCCAACTTGCCCTCGAGCACGGCTTGCTGCATCCATGCGCGCCAGATCGGGCGACACAACTGATGCACGATCACGCCGTGCTGCAAGGTTTCGCATCGACGCCGAAACTCCAGCAAGCCCGCCCGAATGGATGAGTAGTTCACTTGGGTCAAGTCGCCTGTGAGCATCTCAAACGTGATGCCCATGGCAGCGGCCACCGCTCTGAACTGCTGACGCATGAACTCTGCATAGCTCGAACCCACATCGGCAGGAGCTGAGAACTTGATGTCCTCACCAGGCTCCAAGATCTGAAGCGTTCCGGGCTCCATCCCTGCAAGTGCCACCCCGCTTTCATCGGCATCGCCCTCACCCATGAGGTTGTCCTCAGGGGCCATGCGAGTGATGAAACCCGCAAACATGGCAGCCGTCTTCTTGCGCACCAACTCGGCATCGTCGTACTGGTCGAGCTCATTGAGCTTGACCAACGCTCTGGCAAGCCATGGCTCACCGCGAATCTGTCCCGGTCGAAGTGGTCGATACAAATGCACGATTTCAGTCGCGTCAACTCGAACCAGATCGAGGCTTCCCGCCCCAGATGCGCCAGACATAGGCGCCAGCATTCCGTCATTGGGATGAGTTCGGTACAGGTGATACGCCACACGCCTGCCTAAAAGATCAAACTCAATCCCCGCTCGAACTACGTTGCCGTTGGGCAAGTCCTGATTCAAGCTGATGGGCAGATGTTCAGCTTCAAGCACTTGAAGCTGAAACGCCACAGACAAGTTGTCTTCTGCCCGTCTGTAGCGCATGCGTACAAACGATTCGCCGCCTTCGAGCATTGCGCGTGTGGCCAAGCCTTGAAGGCCATAGAAGTCCGTGAGCCCAGCCGCATCAGCGTCTTCACACCAGCTCCACCACAAGGCATGAACCGCTTCGCGTTGGGGTTGGTCTTGAATCATGCTTTGCGGCTTGATGCCTGTACCAATCGCGTTGGCCACAAAGGCTTCAATGCCCGCAGCAGCCCAAGCGTTACGACGCACAAGATCACGGCTCTTGGTGCGCAGCTGGTCTTGAGTAAGTGCCAGCGCTGAAACGGCACCCGGATTGCCCGGATTCCATTTCAGCGCGCGTCGTCCCATCCCTGCACCGTCATAGACCGGGGTGTTGCCAAACATTCGGCGTTTGATTGTGTTGATCCAACTCATCACAACCCCTTAGACGTTGTGATGCGAATCTGACGGGACTTGCGCTTACCTGCTGCGCGTGCAATCTGGGACTCCACTTCGGCAATGGCAGCTTTGAGATCCACCACGCTTCGGTACTCGACACTCTTGCCGTCATACGTCACGCGGTGCTCACCACTGGCCAAGGCCTCTCGCAAAGCCTGAAGGTGTTGTTCGGTATAGCTCGTCATCACTTCATCCAGTTACTGCGAATGACCCTCCT